GCCAAAAATGTCTCCGGGGGAGTATTTTCTGGAGACAATCCGAGATGGTACCCTCGGGAACCCCTTGGAAAGTCTTACCCATCCGTTACAATGAGTTGAGAAAGCGAGAAGAACTATGACGCCGCCCGACCATCACGTTCCGCACGAGGACGCACACCGCGAGGTCATCGATGAGCAGCTGGAGCGCTCCAGTGACGTCGCCGTGATCGCTGATCACACCGCGGCCGCTGGGGCCAACCCGACGAAGGCCGAGTACGACGCTCTCGTCGTCAAGTTCAACAAGGTCCTCGAGACCTTGCGGGACTCGGGTCTCATCCCGACCGCCTAGTTTGATCGAGGGGTGGATGCAAACCGTGTCCACCCCTCGTGTAGGTCTAGTGTCATAGTCTCGTAACGAAAGGAGAGTTCGTTATGGCACGACGTAGAGCAGCGACCTCTTCTGAAGAGCGGGAGCTACAGCTCACAAGCAAGGCTTACGATCTTGTCGAGGAACGGATCGACGCAGGAACAGCATCGTCGCAGGAACTCACGTTTTTCCTGAAGATGGGCTCGTCTCGCGAACGCCTTGAGCAAGCAAAGATTGGTCATGAGATCGAACTCATGAAGGTCAAGAAGGATGCCGAGGAAGGTCGTCAGCGGATCGAGGAGCTGTTCGTCAAGGCCATCGATGCGATTCGTGGTTACGGCGGTTCACTCAATCAAGGCTCGGTTGACGGAAGTGTGGAGGAGGGTTGATGCATATCCATTGGTACCACACTGTACATGAAACTCGAGCAGCGCTCTACAGGCGTTGTCGATGTGGACGCCGCAAAGTGCTGCAGCTTGGGACAACGATTCCTGAACGAAACTGGGTTGATCGCGAAGAGTTGGGTTTGATTGGCCATCCTGATGGGCCACCGATCCCGACCCCAATTACTCAGCTAGCTCCTGGTCATCCGGTGTCAGAGGACCGACGCGTTATGGCTGAGTCGTTGTGGCATTCGTTACAGAGAGGCGACATCACTCACGCAGATCGACAGCGCATGCGACGATTGCGTGAATCGCTCTTGCGATGAAGCTTCGTACGTATACGGAGATGGTCAAGCTTGAAACGTTCGAAGAACGCTTCGAGTACCTGGTCCTCCATGGTAAGGTAGGAGCTGAGACGTTCGGTTTCGATCGCTGGGTCAACCAGTGGTTCTATCGGACGGTGGAGTGGCGCCGCGCACGAGACATAGTTATCCTTCGCGACGAAGCTCGCGACCTCGGGATCCCTGGCTACGAAGTGCATAGGCGTCTGTTGGTGCATCACATGAATCCGATCACACCGGAGGACTTGGAACGTGGGGCTACTTGGGTATTGGATCCGGAGTTTCTTGTCACCACGTCGCACCGCACGCACAACGCCATTCACTATGGCGACGATTCACTACTGGTCAAGCCGCCTGTCGAAAGACGCGCAGGCGACACCAAGCTCTGGTAAGAGCAAAAGGAGAACAGGATGAGTAAAGACTCACGAACCTTCAAGGTCGACGAGCCGGTCATGCGTGGTGAGGACATCCAGGACTTCCAGGGCGAAGTCAAGCGACTCTTTGAAGAACTGGACATCCACTGCCCGATCAAGGCCGATGGAATCTACGGCACGGCGACCCGCAGCTATATCGCGGCGCTGTGTAACTCGTACGGCATGATCGCCAGCCAGGTCATGAAGGATGGCGTCACGCCTGAACTGCGGACACGCCTTCGTCATCACGACCTCACGGCTGGTGAGAACGCTCGGATGGGAACTCCCGAGCTCATCTCATATCGTCGCGCGCTGCGCAAGCGCTATGACAGCGGTGAGATCAAGGGCGTCCATCGTCCGGTCACCAAGGTGCTCGAGCATTCCTGGGGCTACCACCCCGGTGTGCATGACGGCGTCGATGTGATCACCCAGCCCGACGCAGTCACCTTCGCGATGTGCAAGGTCCGCATCATCGACGTCCGTACCAGCGGCTGGTGGGGTCTGGGCGCGCATGCGTCAGGTGGCCATCCGGTCTCTGACGGCGACGGCATCGTGCAGATGGAGATCCTCGAGAACGTCGGTCCGTTCAAGAAGGGCCACCACATCGGCTACGGTCACAACGAGCGTCCCTTCGTTCGGGTTGGGCAGATCCTGGAGGCGGGCGACAAGATCGCTCACGCCGGGTTTGCCAACGCGTGGCATATCCATCTGATGCACAACGACGGTAAGACGAGCAGGGGGATCGGCAACCTCGATCCCGGACCGCTGGTCGACTACGCCCTGGCACACGGGTAAAGAGCGAGGGGGAGAGTTTTCTCCCCTTCTCTTTTTTGCCTGACATCTAGACAAACGCAGTACAATCCCTAGGAGACGATCCATATGGAAGCATCACAGAGCGGTACGCCGGACTCCGGTTCGGGCAACGCTTCGAGCTCGGGCGCTCCGTCCACGTCGGGAACCACCGGCACCGACACCCCGGGTCAGCCCGCCACGACGCCGACCCCCAACACCCCGGCTACGTCGCAGGAGACCCCGCAGCAGGACTCGGGTCTCCAGACTCCGCAGCCCGATCAGCCGGTTCCGACCGAGGATGCGCGCCAGGAGTCCGAGGCGTCTCCGCAGGACACGGGTCCGACCCAGGGCTTCGCCAAGACCGAGCAGCCTTCCTATCCGGATGGTGCCGATCAGCAGCAGGCCCACGACAAGAAGCAGATCGAGGTGGACGCGGCCCGAAGCGAGCACAACGCGCGCGCGAACGGAGGCGACGTCCAGGAGGGCGAGCGTCAGGCTGCGCGGGATGAGCACAACGCGCGCACCGCGGGCGAGTCGACGGATCAGAGCTAGTTGAAGTACTTGTGGTCCCGTCTGACCGGACTAGAGACCGGTTGTTCAAACACCACAGCCCGCAAGCTGAAGTGACCGGGATAGGCTTGTCGTAGTTTTTAGATAGATGTATGTGGTCCTGCGCAGTCGGAGACAGGGGTCTCTGGAGTGTTGGACACCACTGCCCGCGAGCTGAAGCGCTAGGATAGGCTCGCCTTTATTCGAATGCTAAAGGAGATGTGGAATGGAACAGAGCATCTTGAAGAGCACCAAAGAGGTGCTGCATATTGCGGTAGATGATCCGTCGTTCGATCTCAGCATCATCACCCAGATCAACTCGGCGTTTTCCACCCTCAACGACTTGGGTGTCGGCCCTGATGACGGGTTTGTCATCGATGGGGATGCTGAGGACTGGGAAGATTTCCTGATCAGCGAGGCTGACGAAGCCAAGGCTAAAGTTCAGCGGGCGCAGATCAAGACGTTTATCCTGCTGACTGTTCGTTTGGCCTTCGATCCTCCGCAGGTTGCGTTCTTGCTGCAGTCGGCCGAACGCCAACTCACCGAGATCACGTGGCGTATCAGCACGCGGCGTGAACAAGCGGACTACCGAGATCCGGTCGAGGAGCTGGTTACCGAGATCGACGGCGGAGACGCGGGCTAGGAGGATGGATGACTGTTTTAGGTCCGTACACGTACAAGCTCAAGCGCGATTCGACGCGTCGATGGGCAGCTCTCAACCCGATTCTCGCAGAGGGGGAACCCGGAATTGAGCGTGAGACCGGACGGTTCAAGCTTGGTGACGGCAATACTCGATGGCTCGAGCTGCCATATTTCACCCCGGGCGACGGTGGTGGCGGTGATCCTGGCGATCCGCCTGATGATGGTTCGCTGGCCGAGCACATCAACTCGCTCCATCCTCATCCGGTCTATGACGATGGACCTTCCCTCTTTCTCCTCTACGAAAACGCAAAGGTGTAATCATGAGTCTTCAGACACGCCTCTCGGACCTGATTACAGCGGTCGGGACCGACGTCAAGCAGCTTCGAACCTGGGTCACCGGCTCATCCTCAGGCAATCTCACCGGCCTTACCACCACAGTAAAGACCGACTTGGTCTCGGCAGTCAACGAGGTCAACGCAAAGCCGGGCGAGGCCGACGCTTCCGTTACGGTCAAGGGCATTATTGAGATCGCCACTCTGGCTGAGGTGACGACGGGTACCGATACGGTGCGCGCAGTCACACCGCAAGGAGTACGACAGGAACGCACAGCACTCAAAGCCGAGATCCTCGGTGCCGGTGTTCCTGCAGCGTTGGACACACTGGATGAGCTGGCGGCAGCTCTGGCTGACGATGCCGCATTTTCTGCCACGATCACGACGGCGCTGGGTAACCGTGTCCGAACCGACACAGCCGCACAAGGTTTGACCGGACCTCAGCAGGTCAACGCGCGCACGAACATCCTTGCGCAAGACTCGGCCTCGATCGGTAATGCTGACATCGACCTCGCTGCGCTTTATGTCGTAGCGAAGACGTGAGTCTGCAGACACGTCTCGCTGCTCTCATTACAGCCGTCGGGGCGGACATCAAAGATCTGAAGTCCAAGACGACGCTGCTTTCGTCTTTGCCGATTGAGAACTGGCACTTTGTCGGCGGTGCTGGCGAACCCGCGTTCCAGAACAGCTGGTCCAATCTTGATGCAACGAGAACAGCGCGATTCAAGAAGTATCCAGATGGTCGCGTTCGGCTGCAAGGATTCATCAAGACCACGGGCGCGTTGAGCACTGCCGCCTTTCAGTTGCCGGTCGGTTATCGACCATCAGTTGAAGTCGACTTTCCCGCTCTTTCGAATGGCGCATTTGGGAACGTTGTTGTCTCTGACGTTGGTAATGTGATCCCTAATGTCGGAAGCGCGACTTACGTCTGTTTGGATGGAGTTGAGTTTGACACAGGGATCTCGAGTGTCGCGCCAATCTTGGTGACCAACGTCACTCAAGAAGGCTGGCATGTCATTGGCGTGGCGGGTGAACCGGCGTTCAAGAATAGCTGGGTTGCCGAAGTTGGCGGACCTCCACCACGGTTCAAGAAAGATCCGGCTGGGGTAGTCGAGGTCCAAGGTTGGTTGAAGACTGGTACCAACAGTGTAGCGTTTACGCTTCCGGCGGGTTATCGACCTGATACAGATCTTCTAATCCCGATCCTCATCACAAGTGGCGCTGCTGGTGGTTACATTCGCATCTTCACAAACGGTGATGTGAACATCACAAACCCAGGTGGCGTGGGCGCTTTCTTGGGTGGTATCAGCTTTCCCACAACGCAAACTACCTTCCCGGCCGCTAAGACGGACATCCCCACGGTCACGACCTTGCCATTAGGGCCGACCGATGGCGACGAGATCTACTTCCAGACGGCGGCGATGAAGGTCGACGGCATCAAGTGGCACTTGCAGTATGATGCCAGCGCTCCAGGACTGTACAAGTGGATCTTCCTGGGCGGAGCCGAGTTGACCAATTATGCGGCCACCGGCGAGACGATCGCCAACACCTCTAATGCCGCGGTCGATCTGACGGCCACCGGAGCAGTACCTGTGGTCTTGCCTTTGGCTGGGGACTACCACATCGAAGGTGCGTTCACCTTGAACCCGAGCTCAGGCAACGTTCAAGTGAACATCCGGGCTTACCCTGGAATCAATGGTAGTGGTGGAGTCGCATTCACCGCAGTGCAAAGTTGGATCGGTAGCGCTCCGTATGGTTCTCTCCTTTCGTCAGGAAGGCAGCGAATCCAAGCATTGGCGGCTGGGACCATTCGACTTCGAGGAAGTACCAACTCTAACGCCGTGGTGCTTCTCACCTCGTGGCTTTCAGCTCGACCAATCCGTGTCGGCTAATCAACAACTCTAACGGGAGGTTCAAAATGGGTAGTAACCTCGTCATCGTGGCCATCCCCGATGAGGATGATCGGGCCTACAAGCTCTCAAGCGAAAAGATCCCGCATCTCACCTTGATGTTCTTGGGTGATTCGGACAAGGTCCAGAACATCGACAAGATCGTGCAGTTCGTGGAGCACGCTGCCAGCCAGACGCTGAAGCGCTTCTACCTTCCGGTGGATCGCCGAGACAAGATCGGTGACAACGACGCTGACGTGCTGCTCTTCAAGGTGCGCAAGCGCTATGACGGCCAAGCACTTCGGGATTTTCGCACCGCGTTGCTGCAGGACCCCAACATCAAGACGGCGTATGACTCCGCCGAGCAGCATGAGGGTCCGTGGGTCCCGCATCTCACGATGGGGTATCCGGAGTCCCCGGCCAAGAAGGACGAGTCCGACAATGAATTCGGGTTCTACGACGTCCGCTTCGTCAAGATCGCGGTTTGGGTCGACGACTACGACGGTCCCGAGTTCCTGCTCAAGGACTGGGACGACGAGGAAGATCTCCACGGGTCGGTCTACGACACCCCGTTGGCGGCTTGGAGCGGAATGGCTCAGCGTGGTCAGTCGGCTGTTGCCGAGTTGTTTGACGATGGTTTGGAGCATCACGGCGTCAAGGGCATGAAGTGGGGTGTCCGGAAGGCCGCCTCCAAGACGGGCGATCACCTCAAGGACGCGAACTTCCGTCGAAAGGCCAACAACCTGGACACGGTCACGCAGCTCGTCAATGAGGCGAGTACGAAGACGAAGAACCAGGACCTCCCCAAGATCAACGCCAAGCACAAGGAGTTGGGAGCGAAGGTTTCCAAGACTCCGCATCTCGTTGGCGTGTCGCGAGTCCCGGCACAGAAGGCATACCGCGACGCAGTTCGTGCCGCCTACCTCAAGCGACTTCACGAAGTGGCTGAGACGAAGACGAGCAGCACCGGGAACAAGAAGTACACCATCGACGCCAAGAGCGCTACGCGGTGGAAGGTTCGGGTCAAGGATGTCGAGCATGCCGCTGGCGACTTTGAGATCGAGCTCATCCTTGATGACGACGGCTACATCAAGGACTTCGCCATGGTGGAGGACTCGTTGGAGCATTCGATGACCGTCGCCGAGTGTGGCATGACGTTTATCGAGGGTTTTCTCGGCGATGGCACGCTCGCGCACTCTGGTGTCAAGGGCATGAAGTGGGGTGTCCGGAAGGATCCTCCGTCGGCGGTGGCCGCCACGGCTACCTCACGCGTCCCGCACGGGAACGCGCGCAAGACCAAGATCGACACCGAGGGTGGTGAAAACCATCCGGCGCATTCAGATGCCATCAAGGTGGCCGAAGCCAAGACCAAGCTCCGCAAGAGCGGTCCCGCGGCGCTCTCCAACAACGAGCTTCGCGAAGTGGCCAATCGAGTTCAGCTCGAGCAGCAGGTGAAGCAACTGGTGCAGCCTGCAGGCAAGAAGTTCGTCAACAACCTGCTCCGCAACCAGGGCACTCAGACCGCCAATTCGGTGGCCAGCAAGCAGATCAAGAGGAAGTTCGCCCTGGCGTAGAAGAGAGGAGGCGGCATCGTGGGGTTGTCCAACACTGCAGTTCCAACGTATTACGGGCAATTTCGCGATGCCGTGACGCGGGGAGACATTCCCGTCAATCGGGAGATCTCGATGGAGATGAACCGCATTGATGCGCTCATCGCCAATCCCAACTTCTGGTATGACGACGAGGCGGTGGAAGGATTCGTTCGTTTTTGTGAAGGAGAGATGACCCTCACTGATGGGTCGGATTTACATCTCCTCTTCACATTCAAGCTTTGGGCCGAGCAGATATTCGGCTGGTTCTACTTCGATGACCGATCGGTCTACGTTCCTTCTGACGGTAACCATGGTGGACGGTACGAGACCCGTACGCTGAAGATCCGCCTGATCAAGAAGTTCTATCTCATCGTGGCCCGAGGTGCGGCGAAGTCGATGTTCGCCGCATTGGTTCAGGCATATTTCCTCACGGTTGACACGACGACCACGCACCAGATCACCACCGCGCCCACGATGAAGCAAGCTGAAGAGGTCATGTCGCCCTTCAGTACCGCCATTGTCCGCGCTCGTGGCCCTCTGTTCAAGTTCCTCACCGAGGGCTCGATGCAGAACACCACGGGCAATCGGATGTTGCGCCAAAAGCTGGCGTCGACCAAAAAGGGGATTGAGAACTTCCTCACGAACTCGATCCTCGAGATCCGGCCGATGACCATCAACAAGCTTCAAGGGCTTCGGTCAAAGATCGCCACAATCGATGAGTGGCTGTCCGGTGATATTCGAGAGGATGTCATCGGTGCGGTGGAGCAGGGCGCGTCAAAGCTTCCTGACTACCTCATCATCGCCATTTCCTCTGAAGGTACCGTCCGGAACGGCTCGGGCGATACCGTGAAGATGGAGCTGATGGACATCCTCAAGGGCGAGTACCAAGCGCCCCACGTGGCCATCTGGCACTACAAGCTTGACGATGTCGAGGAAGTCGCCAACCCGGCGATGTGGCTGAAGGCCAACCCCAACCTCGGACAGACCGTCACCTACGACACCTATCAGCTGGATGTCGAACGAGCCGAGAAGGCTCCTGCTTCGCGAAACGATATTCTCGCCAAGCGCTTCGGCATCCCCATGGAGGGCTACACCTACTTCTTCACCTACGAAGAGACGCTCTTGCATCGAGTTCGCCCGCTTGCCTACAGCGGCATGATGTGCGCACTCGGAATGGACGCCTCGCAAGGTGACGACTTCTGGGCCTTCACCTTCCTCTTCCCTCTGGGGATGAATGCGAAGGGCGAGATCCAGTTTGGCGTTGTGACACGCTCGTACATCACCGAGAGAACGCTGATGCTGCTTCAAGCGGCGATGCGTCAGAAGTACGAAGAGTTCATCACCGAAGGCTCTCTCCACGTCATGCCCGGCACCATTCTTGACTGGGAAGAGATCTACGATGATCTCGATGCGTTCATCATCGCCAATGAGTACGACCCCGTATGCTTTGGTTACGACCCGTACAACGCCAAGGAGTTCCTCAAGCGTTGGTCTGCCGAGAACAGTGAGTTCGGCATTGAGAAGGTCATGCAGGGCGCGAAGACCGAGTCTGTCCCACTGGGCGAGCTCAAGAAGATCTCCGAAGATCGAGGCCTCATATTCGATCAGTCGTTGATGTCCTTTGCCATGGGTAACGCCGTGACGCTAGTGGATACCAATGGGAACCGGAAGCTGCTCAAGAAGCGAGCAGAAGAGAAGATCGACAATGTGGCGGCCCTCATGGACGCCTACATCGCATTCAAGGCCCATAAGGACATGTTCGAATGATGAGAAGAAAGGAGGAGAGCTGATGGCCTCAGTTGGCGCGCGACTGCAACATGCGTGGAACGCCTTCACCAACAGTGACGACGCGAACAATCGTCCAAGGTCCGGCGAGTCTTACGGCGGCAGCATCGGTAGTGGGCGCCCAGACCGTGTCCCTCTTCGGTTCTCGTTCAACGAGAGAACCCTTATTTCCTCGATCTACACCCGGATCGGGATCGACGCGGCTGCTGTCCCCATGATCCATTGTCGTAAGGATGACCGAGATCGTTACGTGGACACCATCGACAGTGGTCTGAATCGCTGTTTGACGCTGGAAGCTAACCTCGATCAAGGCGCGCGTGCTTTCCGCCAGGATGTCGTCACCACGATCCTCGACGACGGTGTCGCAGCGATCGTTCCGGTGGATACAACCATCTCGCCCGAGGATACGGGTGGATACGACATCAAGACCCTTCGAGTGGGTCGGATCGTGCAGTGGTTCCCCGAACATATTCGGGTGAGCCTCTACAACCAGGCACGAGGCATGCGTGAAGAGATCACGCTTCCCAAGAAGATGGTGGCTATCATCGAGAACCCGCTCTATGCGGTGATGAATGAGCCCAACTCGACCCTTCAGCGACTGGTCATCAACCTTGGTCTTCTGGACGCGGTGAACAATCAGTCCGCTTCCGGTAAGCTCGACATCCTTATTCAGCTTCCGTATGCGATCAAGACGGAAGCCAAGCGTCAGCAGGCAGAGCAACGGCGCAAGGACATCGAGTTCCAGCTTTCGGGCAGTAAGTATGGCATCGGCTACATCGATGCCACAGAGAAGATCAATCAGCTCAATCGCCCGGCTGAGAACAACTTGATGGCTCAGGTCACATGGCTGACCGAACAGCTGTATGTGCAGCTCGGTCTGACGCCTGAGATCGTCAACGGCACGGCCGACGAGAAGACCATGAAGAACTACTACGCTCGCACCATCGAGCCGATTCTGGACTCCATCGTCGAGGCCTATACCCGTACATTTCTTACCCAGACCGCTCGCACGCAGGGTCAATGGGTCATGTATTTCCGTGACCCCTTCAAGTTTGTTCCGATCGGTGGCGAAGGCGGCATTGCCGATATCGCCGACAAGTTCTCTCGTAACGAGATCGTCTCGTCCAACGAGATCCGCCAAGCCATCGGAATGCGACCGCGGCCTGAAGCCAAGGCTGACGCGCTCATCAACTCCAACATGCCTCAGGGTAAGACCGGAGTTGACATCGGTAATGGGAAAACCGGCTTTGATGCTGAGGCGACAGCAGAAGAGGTCCCTGCGGACCCGGCAGCTGCCGCCATGATCGAACAGTTGGCGAAGACCCATACCGAGGTAGATGCCGCCTTGGCCGGGGGTGGTTGATGAGGACTCCTACGGAGTACGAGATCGACCGACTGATGCACAGCTTGATTCCGGTGGTCAAGAAGCCGAAGAAGGCTGCTATCCCGCCTCCACCCAAGCCGATTGCCAGCACGACATCCACGGATGCTCGAGCTGAGCAGCGTAAGACCCTTGCCAAGTTGATTCAGAGGTTGGAGCAGAAGCTTGCGAAACTGAACGCGCTCATCAAAGAGCGGGAACAGGAAGCCGCTTCGGTCAACCACTCGGCCATGGCCAAGAAAGAGCGGAAAGCCAAAGAGAACACTACGGCTAAAGCCGCTGCTAAGCAGGCCGAGATCGATCGAAACAACAAGAAGATCATCGATCGAAATCGAGAGCCCAAGACCAAGCTAAAGGTCAAAGTCACCAAGCAACCAACGGTGGCTGAGCTCAAGGTTTTGGCGACGCGAGTCAAGGGTCAGATCGCAATCGCCAAGCAGAAGTTAGCTGCGCTCTAAGAGCGCCGAAGATCCAAACGGACGAAAGGAACAGTCAAAATGGGAGCCACTCCCCGACTGAACTTCGGTGACTCTTCGCCGGAGAACAGCTTGATGCATTCGGATGACGCTGTCGCGCCAGTGGTTGGCATGCGAGAGCCTGACTTCAGTGGTTGGGCGTCGAAGTACGGAATCAGGTGCACCGATGGGCGCACCATCGAGCCGGGTACGTTCGAGCATCAGGATTCCGAGCGCTTGCCGCTGGTTTGGCATCACGGTCACTCCTCGGTCGACAACATCCTCGGACACGTCATCATCGAGCACCGTGATGAAGGCCCGTACTGCTTCGGGTACTTCAACGAGACGACGCAGGGCAAGAGCGCGAAGCTCATGGTGGAGCATGGAGACATCGACAAGCTCTCCATTTTCGCCAATGGGATCGTCGAGAAGATGAAGAAGGTTTCACACGCCTTCATGCGCGAGGTCTCGTTGGTCATCGCTGGCGCCAACTCAGGCGCAATCATCGACAACATCACTGTCGCGCATAGCGATGGGGAAGTCGACATCCACGCCGATGAGGCGATCATCTACACCGGCCTCACGCTGGAGCACGGCGTTGCTTCCGCGAAGGCGGCACCGGTCGCTCGGACCACCGACGAGCCCGTGGCCACTGACGCAACCATCGAAGAGGTCTTTGGGACCTTCTCCGATGATCAGAAGGAAGTCGTCCACTTGATGGTCGGTGCCGCGCTCGAGAGTGCCGCAACCCCCAGCGACGACAGCACCGACACCACGACCGATACCTCCGATCCGGAGAAGGTCATCACCCACGAGGATGAGGATTCGACCGAGATGACGAACGTGTTCGAGAAGAACAAGGGCAAGATTGGCGGAGACGAGCCCGAGACCATCACGCTGTCGCATGACGCGATGGGGGCGATCGGCGAGGCCGCCAAGAAGACCGGCTCCTACAAGGACGCCGTCGTGGAGTACGCGTTCAAGCACGGCATCGAGAACATCGATGCGCTGTTCCCGGACGCGCGGAACATCACCGAGACCCCCGAGTGGGACAAGCGCCGCACCGAATGGGTCGGCGAGGTCCTGGGCAAGGTTCGCAAGAGCCCGTTCTCGCGGATCAAGTCGCTGGTGGCCAACATCACCCACCCCGAGGCCCGCGCCCGCGGTTACATCAAGGGCACGCTGAAGAAGGACGAGTTCTTCGCTCTGACCAGCCGTGTCACCACGCCTGCGACGGTCTACAAGAAGCAGCGTCTGGACCGTGACGACATCGTCGACATCACGGACTTCGACGTCGTCATCTGGCTGAAGGGCGAGATGCGACTGATGCTCGAGGAGGAGATCGCTCGCGCGATCCTCATCGGTGACGGCCGCCTTTCGGACGACGACGACAAGGTCAAGGACCCGTCCGGCTCCACCGAGGGCGCGGGCATCCGTTCGATCCTGAACGACCACGACCTCTACGCTGCGACGTTCTACGTGGACGTCGACGGTGACCTCAAGAAGACGGATGTCGTGGATCAGGTCCTGTCCTCGATGCAGTACTTCAAGGGCTCGGGCATCCCGACGTTCTACTCGACGCAGGGCACCATCACGCAGATGCTGCTCGCTCGCGACGAGATGGGCCGTCGCTTCTACCGCACCGCCACGGAGCTGGCCTCCGAGCTGGGCGTCGACAAGTGCGTCGCCGTCGAGCCGATGGAAGACGAGCCCGACCTGGTCGGCATCATCGTCAACCTGCAGGACTACACCCTCGGCGCCGATCGCGGTGGCGAGACCTCGATGTTCGATGACTTCGACATCGACTACAACCAGTACAAGTACCTGATCGAGACCCGCGTCTCCGGCGCGCTCACCAAGATCCGCTCGGCGATCATCGTCAAGCAGGCTGGCAACGGCATCACGCTCGTCGCCCCGACCGAGCCCACGTTCGATCCGGCAACGTCGGAGATCACGATCCACGACACGGTGGGCGTCACCTTCCGTCGCGGCGACAACAACGCGGCTGTCACCAACGGCGGCTCGCCGTACACGGTCGCCGAGGGCGTCGACCTGAAGATCTACGCTGTCGCCAACGGCGGCTACATCCTCAAGAACAACGTCGAGGATGAGTGGACGTACCGCGGCACCGAGGGCAGCTAGTCGTTACTAGCTGATACCTGATGGCGAAGTTTCACGGCAAGGTCGGATACGCGAACCAGCCCACTGAAACTGCACCTGGCGTGCACGAGGAACCCATCACGGAACGAACCTATTCTGGCGACGTCGTTCAAAATAGGAGACAGCTTCGTGACGGTGACCGGGTAATTCCGGGCACCACCCTCAGTAATTCGATCAGCATCGTGGCCGATGCATACGCTCGTGACCATTTCTTCGCCATCCGTTATGTGGAGTGGGCGGGGGTTCTCTGGACAGTGCCTGATGTGGAAGTCCAGACCCCCCGCCTTCTCCTTCGTTTGGGGGAGGTTTACAATGGCCCAACGGCTTGACCTCCAAGTCCTCCTTGAGGACATCACAGAGCACGTTTATTACCAGCAACCGACCGATACTCAGATGCAGTACCCCTGCATCCTATACGAACGAGATGCCTCCTGGTCGGAGCACGCTGACAATCGGCCCTACGCACGCATGAAGCGGTATCAGGTGACGGTCGTTGACCGTAACCCCGACAGCGAACTGCCAGACATTGTGGAAGAACTTAGGTTCTGCTCATTCGATCGCTCATTCAGAGCGGACGGATTGAACCACTTTGTCTTCAATCTCTTTTTCTGAAACGGAGTAAAACAACATGACGAAGCTTGCATGGGACCTCGTCGGCGAGCGTCAGTACGAGACCGGCGTCGACCACGGCGTCCTTTACCTGCCGGACAACACCGGCGCTTACGTCGAGGGTCACGCTTGGAATGGTCTGACGACCGTTACCGAGTCGCCTTCCGGCGCTGAGTCCAACCCGCAGTACGCAGACAACATCAAGTACCTCAACCTGGTGTCGGCCGAGGAGTTCGGCGCCACGATCGAGGCGCTCACGTACCCGAAGGCGTTCGAGGAGTGCGACGGGTCGGTCCAGCCTCAGCCGGGGGTTACCCTCGGGCAGCAGGGCCGCCGGATCTTTGGCCTGTCCTACCGGTCCAAGGTCGGCAACGATCTGGAGGGTGCGGATTTCGGGTACAAGATCCACCTGGTCTACGGCGCTCTCTCGGCTCCGTCGGAGAAGGCGTACAACACGATCAACGACTCCCCTGAGGCGATCACGTTCTCGTGGGAGATCAGCACGACGCCGGTGGCGGTCGAGGGCTTCAAGCCGACGGCCCTGCTGACGATCGACTCCACCCAGGTGGATGCCGACGATCTGGCGGCCCTCGAGGAGATCCTCTACGGCACCGAGGTGGACGATCCCCGTCTGCCGCTGCCTGACGAGGTCATCACGCTGGTTGGTACGGGCACCACCAACGTCGACCTGACGGTTCCGGCCAATCAGCCGACGTTTGTCGCGGCCACGGGTGTCCTCACCCTCCCGGTCGTCTCGGGTGTCCAGTGGAAGGTCAACGGGGCCAACCGCGCCCCCGGCGCCCAGGCTGCCATCGCGGCAGGCGCTCAGATCGAGGTCACGGCCGTTGCCACGGCCGATCACAACCTCCAGGGCGATGACGAGTGGACGTACCGCCGCGACGCATAGTCGCGTAATTCCTCGCGGTCGCGACTCCCAGGCAAGAGTCGGGGAGAACAGCCGAGCAGGCAGGATCCTCTACTCTCCGGGATCGCTCGTAAGTCTGTGGGAGGCACCGTAACCCGGCCACCGCGGGGGCTGAAGATGAAAGGAACCAGAGAGTGCTCACAATTACAGTTGGAACCACCGACGTCTATGACGATGAGACCGGCACGTTCGGTATCACTGGCGGGTTCGAGCTCCAGCTGGAGCACTCTCTGGTCGCCCTTTCAAAATGGGAGGCGATTTACGAAAAGCCGTTCCTCGGTACGGCGAAGAAGACCGGGGAAGAGATCCTTTCTTACGTTCGCTGCATGGTTGTCAGCGAAAATCCCCCGGAGGACTTTCTCACTCAGCTTTCAGAAGCGAATCTTGCGGACATCAATGCGCATATCGACGCGAAGATGACCGCCACCTGGTTTTCTGATCAGCCGGGCAAGTCTGGAACCGGTGAAATCATCACCTCTGAGCTCATCTATTTTTGGATGTCGGTGTTCAAGATCAACTTCGATTGTGAAACGTGGCATCTCAATCGCCTGTTCACACTTATCCGCATTGCACACCTCAAGCAGCAGAAGCCGAAGAAGATGAGTAGAGCTGAGATCGTTCGACGCAATCGTGATCTCAACGAGCAGCGCAAGGCAGCCCTTGGGACAACGGGATAGAGAGGAGGTACTGTGCCCGCCATTCAGTGGGACAAGATCGGCGATCGGCGATTCGAAGCTGGTGTAGATCGCGGAGTACTCTACCTCCCCGATAAGGCGGTAGCTTGGAGCGGCCTTACGGGAATCGAGGAGAGCCCCAGTATCGATTCCAAGTCGTTCTATCAGGACGGCATCAAGTACTTGGACGTCAAGGTTCTGAGCGAGTACAGCGCCACGTTGCGTGCGCTCACCTATCCGGATGAGTTCGATCAGGTCATGGGTATTGCCGCCGATGGGCAGGGTTTATTCATCCACGATCAGCGTGTTCGCCCGTTCAGTCTGTGCTACCGCACCAGGATTGGTAATGACGTCGCCGGAATCGATTTCGGGTATCGTCTACACATTCTTTACGACCTAATGGCAGTACCCAACAGTGCGGCTTTCGGAACGGTCGAAAGCAACGTGGATCCGGTGGAGTTCTCTTGGGCGCTCAGCAGTACCCCTCAAGCGCTTCCCGGATACCGTCCTACCGCGCATCTGTCGATCAAGTCGACCGACATCGACGCTGGCTACCTCGAGTACGTCGAGTCAATCTTGTACGGCAATGAGCTTGCCGATGCGTATTTGCCGACGATGGCTGAGATGTTCGATCTCATCGCCAACCAGGTGACCATCGTTGACAACGGCGATGGCACGTGGACCGCGTCTGGTTCCGATCGAGTGATTCAAGACTTTGGCGATACGTTCATCATTGGTGGCGTGTCTATTGCCGGACCGATCGACGGTCGGTACGAGTTGACCATCCCCGTGCACTAAGGAGGCCTAATGGCTACTGTAACCGGCATGACGGCCGAAAAGATCAACGAGCTCATTGATGGGCGCGTACCAGCATCTTCGGTGGAAGTTGAGGCAACGGTCGAGGATCTGGATACCGGTGATGGGGCTTTTGGGTCTCTTGCGCTGGGTCGGGCATATCGACTGATCAAGGTGGAGGTCGACAAGCCCTGCCGTCTTCGGCTTTACGCAAGCACGGAGCAGCGAACCGCCGACGGAGATCGCAATCGCGACGAAGATCCGCAAGGTGACCACGGCGTTATCTTGGAAGTCATCATGACTGACGAGATCCTGTCGATGAATCTGCTTCCTGCGCCTCACGGGTACACGGACGTTGTGTCCGGAACCACGCCTTTCTCCATTGTTAATGACGGGGATGACGGCGACATTACCATCACCTTCCTTGAACAAGTACTGGAGCCCGCATGATCGCATATTTGTCTACCAGTGTCAGCGATGCTGATGCTCCTGCAGCAGGCATCTTGACCCAGGATGCGATCCGCGACAACTTGCTGGATCATGCCTCCGGAGCGTGGACCTTGGTCGAGGAGTTCAACTCTTCGGGCAGCACGATCCACTGGGTTGTTGTCAAGAACGACGGATCCTTGTCAGATGTTGGCGTGGATTTCTACGTCGTCATCGGCCGTCTCGCCGCCACCGGTCAGATTGGCATCTTTTTGGGTGAGAACTACAATGCTGGGTCGAACACCCTCGATACTTTCGCCCCTCGTGCT